CTCTTGTGTGGTTTTAGCATCATTAATATCAGCACTACCTTCATAAACTGTTGTACCATCATTATCCAATGATCCAGGTTTTCTAATATCACCTTTTGGTGAAATACCTGCTTTACCTGATCCTGCTTGACCTTGTCCTTGTCCTTGTCCTTGTCCTTGTCCTTGTCCTTGTCCTTGTCCTTGTCCTTGTCCTTGTCCTTGTCCTTGTCCTTGTCCTTGTCCTTGTCCTTGTCCTTGTCCTTGTCCTTGTTGTGGTGGATTTTGTTTATATAAAATATCATATATTTGCTCTGCGCTCATGTTACGATATTTTTCTTCTGATAATAGGATATTAGGTGCTTTAATAATTTTGTTATTTATTTCTTTACTTAAATCTGAAATCTGAATATTTATAGCATAGTCAGCTGCTTGATTCCATAAATCGTGATCTCTACCAGATTGTCTAGCAAAGTGAAAATTTGCATTGTGCATAATTTCATGAATTATAACAAAATTGACTTCCTCTTGTGTTAACTTATTTGTGAAATCTGGTGAATATACAATAGACTTTCCGTCAGTTGCCATTGTATGAACATTAGAACCAGCTGATGCTTCTTTAAAATTTAATTGAAATAGTAAATCTGCAAAGAATCCTAAATTTGTTATTATTTGAGTGTAGCTTCGTCTAATTTTTTTAAATGCTTCTTGATCTCTAACATCGTTATCTATAGCCTCATTTAATCTTAACATTAATTTATATTCATTTGCAAAATTAATATAGTTTTTTATTTTTGACATAAAAATTCTTTTTTTTTATTTATATATTAAAAATATAATATTATATTTTATTTATATATTAAAAATATAATATCATATTTTATTTATATATTAAAAATATAATATCATATTTTAAGTATATATTAAAAATAAAATGTTATATTTTTACTTATATATAAAAATAACTGCTTAAATATTTTTTTATTCAAAACATTTTTCATATTTTTGTATCTAAACTAATAAAAATATAATTATATGACATTATCTGAAATTGATGAACTATTAATAGATGGGAACTATCTTGGTGCTATTAAAATTTTAAACGATTTATATCGTCAAGGAACACCACTTGTAACTGATGCAGAATATGACAGTATTCTTGAAGATTTTAAAAAAATCGATCCTAAAAACGAACTTTTCACATCTGGAGTTATTGAATCTGTTGAAGTGAATTCCGCCAGAAAAGAAAAATTAAAATACCCAATGTTCTCTTTGGATAAAGAAACTGAAATTTCAGCTATACACAAATGGCTAAAAAATAAAGGCTTACCTTTAACTACATTATTAGTCATCACCTCAAAATATGATGGAATATCAATATTAAAAGATGAATATAATCAGCTTGCTTGGTCAAGAGGTGATGGAGTGATTGGTGAAACTGTTCATACTCATTACAAAATGCTGGCAGATAAATATAAAAAAATAGACTTGTTCACTATCGGTGAAATGATTATTCCAAAGCCAATTTTTGCCAGTAAAACATATTATAGAGATAATGGAGAACCTTTCAAAAATGCTCGTAATATGATAGCAGGACTTAAAAATTCTGATACAATCTCAGAAGATTTGAAAGATGCTAAACATATCCGATACGGATTTGCAAGTGAAGATTTTACATTAAATAAATCTGAACAAATTGATTTAATATGCGAAAAATTATCACCAATACCATATAAAGTTATTAAAGCAAATGAATTGAATATTGATATGTTGAATGATTTGTTTTTGGAATGGGGTAAAGAATATGATATTGATGGACTAGTTTTTGATATAGATGATAAAAATATCAGAAAAAATCTAGGTCGTGAAAGGAACAACAATCCAGCATATGCCAGAGCTTTTAAAAATCCAGAATGGGCTGAAGCAAAAGAAACTACAATTATTGAAATAGTAAAAGAAGTTTCCAAACAAGGTTATTTGAAACCTGTAGGTTTAGTTAATCCAATAAATTTGGATGGTGTTACAGTTTCAAGAGTAACTTTAAATAACTATAAATTTGTAAAAGATAATGAATTGGGTGTTGGCTCAATTGTTAAGATTTTGAGAAGTGGTATGGTGATTCCTAAGATAGTTTCAATTATAAAAGCTACTGGATTTGAAATGCCAACTTTTGGTGATTCAAATATTTTTTGGAATGAAACTGGTGTAGAATTGGTTGTTGAAGGTACTGAAGAACAAGAGATTAAAAAACTTATTTCTTTTTTTGAAATTCTTGGTGCTGAGAACGTATCAGAAGGAATTATTAATCAACTATATAATTCTGGATATAAGACTATTGAGAAAATTTTAGATTTGACAACTGTTGATTTAGAAAAAATTGATAGATTTGGTGAAAGAAAATCTCAAATAGTTTATGATTCTATGCATAAGTCAGTTACAAATGTGAAATTATCAAAATTGATGCATGCAACAAGTATATTCAAAAATTTAGGTTCAAAGAAACTTGAATTGTTAATGCATTTTGATGGCAAACCAACATTTGATGAAATTATTAAAGTCGATGGATTTTCTGATATTTCAGCAAAAGCATATCTTGATGGTTATGATGAATTTTATAATTGGTTAAGCGGTATGACAAAAATAACAATTGAAACTAAAAAAGAAAAAAACATTATGGAAAAAAACGATTTAGAAAATGTATCTTTTTGCTTTACTGGTATAAGACGAAAAGATTTGGAAGAATTGATAGAATCAAGATCTGGAAAAATTCTATCAGGTGTATCAAAGAATTTAACATTTTTAGTTATGAAAGATAAAAATTCTTCATCAAGTAAGGCAGTTAAAGCTCAAGAATTAGGAGTAAAATTGTTAAGCGTAGAAGACTTAGAAGATTTTTTAAATTTGTAAATTATAAAGAAAATAAGATATGACGCATAGTGAAATTGTAAATATAATATTGACAGACAAAAGATTATCAAAATATAATTTAAAAAAATCAGTTTCAAATGATTTTATTTTATATACATTAGATAATGTAGAGTATTCTATATTTATATCTGATAATTTATACTATTTTGAATTAGTGTGTGGATTTGTTGATTATGATATTATAAGTAAAAAAGTAAAAATACTAAGAAAGACAAAAACTTCTAATACAATAGTTAATAGTTTTAAAAAAATTATTAGTAACATAGATAAATATATATTTTTTAAAAAAAATAGAGATATAGATAAAATTAAAATTATATCTTCAATAAAATCTCTAATATATAATATGTATATGATTGATATAGATATTTTTGAAGATTTTAATTTTAGTATTAACTTTAATAAGTCTACATATCTTTATAGAAAAAAATACGTAACAACGTTATTTGATGTTTCAAAAGAAAAATCAGCAAGTTATAATATAAGCTTATTTGTAGATACCAAAAGTAGTAAAATTAATTTTGATTTTTTTTATAATACTAAAAATTCTCAACTATATTTAAATTCATATAGAGAAGAATATTGTATAAACTCTAATGATATTACAAAAATAATAAGAAGTGAAAGATTAAAGAAAATTGAAAATTTATATAATGATTAAAGATAAAAAAGAAATTTTAAAAAATCTTGTAAATTTTTTAACAGATAAAAAAATAAATGTCACTTTTGATATACTAAACGATTCATATGTTGAATGTAAATATGAAAAATATTATTCTAGTTTTTCATTTTCATTTTATTTTGATGAATTTCTTGAAAAAAACAATTCAGTGATAATGTATCATTCTGAATATTATATAAAGAACATAAAAAGAAGAAAAACAAATATAAAAAATAGAAATTTTTGCAATATTGTTTATAATAATATTTTATATATTATATCGCATTATGATAAAATATCCACAGAACATAAGCTAAAAATTGATACTAAAAATAAATATTGTTCTGAATTGGAAAGTCATTATAATAAATTACACAAATCTACATATATAAATGTAAAATATTCGAAAAATGACATTGTTGATATATTAATTAATGGATATGATGATGATAAAAAAACATCATATGATATAACATTTGAAAAAAATAAATATTTTTTAAATAGTAAAACAGTTTACTATGAAAAAAGTTTAAAAATTTAAAATAATATAAACCTAATTATATTAATTTTCTATATAATAAAAAAAATTAATTTATGACAAATTATAATATAACAATATGGTTTAATGATGAAACCAAATTAGAATTGATAGTATCTCACGAAAATCTATATTCTCTACAAAATTCTGTTTCAAACATGGGTAAAAACGGCGTGTGGGAAATAATAGATGATAATAATAGAATATATCATTCTCCATATAAGATTGATAAAATTGAAGTAGTAAAAAAATAAAAATAAAATAAGTAAGTATGAAAGAATATAATATTAAAATTAATCTTGTTGTAGAAGTTGAAGATTCTGATTACAGTAGAGTAGATCAGTATGCACAGGAGTTGGCTGATGCAATTATGCAAGATGATAATTTAACGTATGATGAAGATATACAGTTAGTTGAAGTTACTGTTGACGATGTTGAAAATCTTAGCGGATATCAAGATGAAGATTTTGAAGAAACAGATAAAGATGAAGATGAATATTATTGATTTAAAAAATTAAATTAAAAATTAATTTATATTTTTTTATATATAGCATTATAATAACAAAAAATAGATATAATAATGGCTATAGAAATTATAAATGTCGGTGTTTCATCCAACGATAATAGTGGTGACTTATTAAGAGATGCTTTTAAAAAAGCTAACGATAACTTTATTGAGTTATATACAGCTGCAAGTGGAACACCATTTGTTGTAAATGGAACATCTGGTAGTTCTGGTACAAGTGGAATTGATGGTACATCAGGAATAAATGGTACATCAGGAACAAATGGTACATCAGGAACAAATGGTACATCAGGAACAAATGGTACATCAGGAACAAATGGTACATCAGGAACAAATGGTACATCAGGAACAAATGGTACATCAGGAACAAATGGCACTTCCATACTAATTGGAACATCAGGAACAAATGGCACATCAGGAACAAATGGCACAT